AAAAATATATTTAATTATATAAAAAAATATATTTTTAAAAAAGATTTAGAACAGAGTTTTAAAATGAAGAGGTCTTTTGTGATGAGTATGTTTATGTTTTATAGACCCGCCAGAATGAATATAATTTGAACGGCTATGACTGCCTGTTCCGTGAGAGTGATGACGACCCATAATATGATTTAATGTCATTACTCCACGGTGATTAATGTATTTGTGAATATGTTTTTTATGAATATGGCGTTGATGCACAATTTGAATATTTTTTCTCATTTTATTGGTTATATAAATTAGAAGCAGAAAATATTTTCTTTTCAATTGGTGGAGGTGTAAATTTTGGTTTTTCTGGAACTTCCATTGTAATTGTAAGCAACATATTCGCGTCCTTTGCTTCAACATAATTGAAATTTTGGTCTAAAATAGAAATTGTAAAACTACTATACGACCCTGATGAAATAGATACCCAGTTTTGAAAATTCGGTGAATAACTTATATTCGAACCGAATGAAGTGTTTGATATTGGAACAGATGTGAAAATATTACTTTGACTCGAGACATCGTTTTTTACTAAATTACATAATAAAATTAATGAATTAACTGGTGTTAAATTTGGTGTCAAAGTTCCTAAACTGTTATTGGTTGCTTGTGTCGTTGCAGATGGATATGTTCCAGCAGAATATCCAATTAACGAACCAAAATTATTATTTGATGCTATTATAACTCGAGGTGTATAATTATATCCAGCATTTGCATATCCATAGTTTGTTGAATTGTTATAATTAAATCCAGCAGATGGAGCGGTATAACCAGTTGGAACAGCAGACGGTATTGGACTACAAATTAGTTGTATAGCGTAATATGTTGAATTCGTTGATAAGGAAATATAATATAAATTTTGTCCCGTTGTTGTATTAGTAAAATATTGATTTTGAGAAATCATATAAAGTTCTAAAAATTGTTGAATATCAGCCAACTGATAAAAACCGTTTGGAATAACGACATTGTATGTTTTTGCAGTTCCATTTCCATAATACCAAATATAACTGAAAGACGCATTATTGTACAATGCAGAATTTATATTAAACCAACTATATGGAATTGTTAAAGAAGAGAGACACATGCGTGAGTTCTCGGGAATATGAAACGTTCCACTTATAAATTGATAAACTAATTCTGTATTATAATTTCCTACAACATTCGTATTATTTAAAACTAAATTATAAAAAGGCATTTTATTCTATATAAAAACTAAACTTTTTTTTGTGGAAATCGAATTAAAAGAGATAATAATATATTAGGGTCATTCATATATAAAGTATTAAAATTTTGGTCGCTAAATGTTATTGTGAGAGAACTATATGTTCCTTTTTTTATTTTTACCCAATTATCAGACACCGGCTGATATAGAATATTTGAACCGAAATTTGTGTTAATTGTTGTAGAATCTAATATATCATTTACAGAAGAAATAGCATTATCCACTAAATTACATCGAATAACAATACCATTTACATACGAACCTATTGCCGGAAAAGGTGGTGAATATGCAGTTAATGAATTTCCACCAATTGAGGGTGGGGGATAGGAGTTTGCCAACGTAGCGGGTGCAGTGTATGTTTTTGTGGTTTGCGTCGAAGGATAAGCCCCTGAAGTGAAGCCTAATAAATTACCGATGTTATTTGTGGTAATATTAGTAACCCCCGTAGGAATAATAATTTGACAAGTTGAAGTTGTTGCAGGATATTGTGCATTTTGATATGAAGTATTTGTTCCAAATAAAAGAGGAACATCGCTACTCACTGTCGGAATATATTGAAATGTAATAACATTATTGTAGGCATTTGGATTGACAGAAAATGAAATAGGATAAATAATATTTGATGATTCAGTTCCAGCAGTAAAACCAGAAATAACATTTGGATTAGTGTTATAGTAATAAATCTTCGCAGTTTTCATATCGGACCATAATGCATTGTTGATATCACTTAATTGATAAAACCCGTCCGTTAATGTTATTGTTCGAACAACGCCAGTAGAAGTTGCGGAAGCAGAACTGTATGTCGCCGCTTGGTTTATAGTATAAGTACCATTTCCACCGGTTCCAGTTCCTAATGCAGTAATATAAATCAACCCATTCGGAGATGTGGAAGTTGGATTAGAAGAACACGTAATAATAGAACCTACAGCTAAATTTTGCGTACTCCCAATTCCCGAAACAGTAATGGACGTGCTATTCGAAGCGGTGATTGTCATAGAAGCAGTTGGCATTGGATAAGTCCAATAAAATGTATTATTTCCAAGAAAAGAAGAAATATTATACCACGAATAAGGAATAACCAGCGTATTTATACACATTTCACTCCCTTCAGGAATATCGAATTGTCCGTTAATGAAGTTATATTTAAAAGTATTATTATAAATACTGACATTGTTTGAGGCATTTAACACGAAATTATATGACATGATATAATATTACTAAATAAAAAAAAATGAGTCAAGCACCAACGCCGAATCAACCATATTTTTCTGGTATAAATTATAATCCGGCATTCTTCACAGCCCCGTCAGGAGTTTCTTTGACATATTCAACAAATAATTTCATACAGAGGGTTGGAACAAATCCAACCAGTGTAGCCACGAACACCACGTTTTCAGGGAGTATAAATGCAAGATCAATCACAACCACAACCGATTCTACAATAGGTGGTAATTTAACAGTTAATAATAACCTTACGATATCAAACGATTCTACAATAGGTGGTAATTTGACAGTTAGTCGTGCATTATCAACGACTTATATAACATCAAATTCTGTTTTGACAGCAAATTCTCCACTCATCAATTTAAACGGCTCTGTAGTTGTAAATAACAACACTGGTGTGTATAAATTTTTTAATATGAACTGTCCCATAAATCAGGTCTTTTCAACAAGATAATAATATATTTTGAAATTATAGAAATGTCAAATTTGTTATCAAATGCTGACTTTTCAGCACCACTGTTAAATACAAATGACTTAAAATATGTGCAAAATTTTACAACAATCCAGTTATCACAGTTCATTTGGACATCAACAGAAAATGTGAATGGATATGAAGTATTGATAAATGGAACTGGATTAGCATTTATTGGCTCGAATTTTTATTATCCAGACTGCACAAACGTCTCATCGAAAAATCAATTTCTATCAATTGAAAGAAGTGGCGGAATAAAAAAAACTGGAATATCTATAACACAAACTGGAATTTACGCTTTGAGTTTTCAATATGCCGTGAATCAAGGTTCAAATTTGAATAATTTAAAAATATTATTTAATGGATCTCAAGTTGATACAATAACAACTGTACCATTGAATAACGACTGGAATACCGTATATGCGAATAATTTTAGTATTTCATCCACTGGTTCTTATATTCTTCTCTTGCAAGGGTACGACGATGGAACAGACCCTTTTATTGGAATCACGAATATTTCTATGACATACGTGCTTCCATTAACTCCGCCTAACCCGCCAGCCCCGCCAGTGTCTCCAAACATAATCATCAATGGAACATTTGCCTATCCCGCTTTATCAACCAATACTTTTTTATTAAGCACTTCAATGACTACGGGACAACTTCAGGGATGGACTCCTTCTTCTCAAGTGGTTTTAATAAAAGGGACTACAACCTATGGCTTTCCCACTACATCAAATCAATATATAGCATTACTTGGACTGGCTCCAAACGCTGCAATCACACAATCGCTTACAGGTGCTACACCAGGTTTATACACGCTAACATTCAATTATGCAACATCTTCAAAATATTCATCCGGGGCATTATATATTAATTTGATTTCTAATACCGCTTCTACTGTTATCAGTACAGTGTCTTATTTGAATACTACGACGACATGGACAACATTTACGTGTCAAGTCCCAATAACAACGGGAAGTTTATCCATTTCTTTCAATGGAGGTTCTGCGGGGAGTTCAAATCAGGCAGTCGCCATCACGAATATTTCTTTGGTTCTTCAAACTTGGACGACTGACCTTTCCATGAATATACTTACAAAAAGTTCGATATATGGTAAATTTGTAGTTCAGCCGAAATATAATACTTATGACAGCAGTGGAAATCCATCTGGGAATGTAGTCGTCGATTCAGGTGATTCAACAATGTATGGTAATCTGACTGTAAGTGGAAAATCAATATTTGTAAATGGAATTACAACAGGAGATATTATAACAAACGGAAATACAACCACAAATAATTTACAAATAAATGGCAACGCTAATTTAAATGGAAATATAACAACAACTGGAAATACAACCACAAATAATTTACAAATAAATGGCAACGCTAATTTAAATGGAAATATGACAATAACTGGAAATACAACCACAAATAATTTACTAATGAATGGCATCGCTAATTTAAATGGAAATATGACAATAACTGGAAATACAACTACAAATAATTTACTAATGAATGGTATCGCTAATTTAAATGGAAATGTAATAGCACATAATGACATACTTTGTTCAGGGTGTAATTTATACGCTCAAAAAATTGGTGTAAATACCACAATACCAGCATACGATTTTGATTGTTGGGGCAATATACATGCAACTTATAATTTATATATCGATGGATCGTGTGGAATAGCAACAACTACACCTTCATATACATTAGATGTAAGTGGAATTATTCATAATAACAGTAGCATATTAACAAACCGAATAGGTGTTGCAACAACGACTCCAGCATACCCATTAGATGTAAATGGGACTATTCAATCAACTAATTTATATTTACCAAATACTGGAAAAATATCCGCAAAAGCGACAAATGGGGTATTTCTTGACATATTTTTTCCTTGTTGGAATGATAATATAACATATTTATCGTATGCAACAAATGGTTTAAATATAACAAATTCAACTTATAACAATGTTATGTTTTTTAATACATCTCGCCAAGTTGGAATAGGAACAACTACCCCATCATATACATTAGATGTATCTGGGGAAATACAAACTAATTCTAATTTGCGAATGCCAAATTCAGGAATAATATATGGAAAAAATACAGCAAATTCCGTCATTCAAGTTTTCAGTCCGTGCTTCAGTGATAATATAACCTATTTGTCATATGGAGCATCAGGATTCAACATACGAAATAGTAGCTTCGTGAATACCATGTTTTTTAATAATTCTAATCAAGTTGGAATAAATACAATAACTCCAATTTATAACCTCGATGTGAGTGGAATTATACACTCAAATAACAGCATACAATCTCCAAAATACGATTTAAGCTATACAGCAATTCCAACATTAACAAATATATCAACAGGATACACAACCACAGGAACATACACTACTTTACCATTTACCCCAGCTTCAAGCAGTTATTATGCTATCACATTTACTTCATTACCCATTGGTGTATATTTGATTCAGGGATACGCTATTGGAACATTTATAACAACGGCAATTACAAATATAAGATTAGGTCTTTCAACAGCAAATAATACATTAACAGCAAACAATTATACACAACAAATATTGCCCGTTCTTTCGACAACTCAAGTACAATCGATACAATACAATTACTATTTATCAAATACAGCAACAACAACTTATTATATTGTATTTGCAACAGGATCATCGTTTGGGACAAGTAGTATAACAGGATTTACCGCAAGTTTTATAAGAATAGCATAAATATCTGCATATTATAAAATGGCAGACAAAATAAAAAATTGGTATGCAATTGCAGAAAAAGATGGTTTAGCAAACAAAATAAAAAACGACAAAAATTTTAACAGACATTACATAAAGCCTTGTCAAATGATTGGAGTAATTGGACAGACGGGTAGCGGGAAAACAACAGCCGTTGTAGAATTTTTATCAAGAAAAAACAATGCTTTTTATAAAGTATATTATTACACAGGTTCAACTGCCGATGAACCACTTTTAAGACTTTTGCAACAAAATATGGATGGAATACAAGTTATAGATAAAGCCGAAGAATTGCCCGAATTAACAGAGTTTAATGATGAAGATAAGAAAACAGAAAAATTATTTGTATTTGATGATTTTCAAAATACAGATAAGAAAAATATGAAAAAGATTGAGAAATGGTCTTGTTCAGCTCGTAAGTATGGATTTACTTGTTTCTTTCTGGCTCAAAACTTTCCAGAAATCCCTTTACAAATAAGACGTAATATTCATATTTATATGATTTTTAGATTAAATGATAATAATACTTTGAATAATATTTTGAAAACACATAATATTTCCGATGTCCCGAAAGAAATTGTTAAAAAGATGTATCTTTATGCGACTGAAACAAAACCAAATTTTTTTATGATTGATTTAAATGGCGACCGTGATAAAATGTTTAGACAAAACTTTACAGGATTTTTAAATCCGAAATCTTTTGAAAAAAAAATAAATTTTGATTTTTAAAAAATGTAAAAGTATAAATCTGAACTTCTAAACATTGTAAAAGTATGTTTTTTTAAAAGTAATTTATCTTAATTTTAAGATGTCTTAATCTTAAATTTAAGACAATTATCTTAAATATCTTAATTATCTTAAAAATGATCTTAATATATCTTAATTGTCTTAATTTTAATCTTAATAATCTTAATCTTAATCTTAATACATCTTAATCTTATTAAAGCAATATATAATATATAAAATGAATTTCTTTCAAAAAATAATATATGGAAGGAATGAATACAGTCCAAAAGTAAAAGCATTGTTGAATCAATTCGGTCGCACACCAATAAAACATATTATTATTTGTAGAAATCCTTTGAGAGAAATTACATATATTGCAAAAATAGTATCAAATATAAGCTACGATAAATTATTTCATTTGTTTTTAAAAATAGAACTTCAAACAGGACAGCAATTAATTTTAGAAAAGAATGAAGTAATTAATATGGATTTGTTTAGAGGATATAAACAAGGAACTGAAACAAAAGATATAATTTCACCAACATCACATTTAACAATTGATATTCTTTTAAATAAAACCAAAGAAGCAATGGGAAATAATTTCTTTACATATCAAGCAGGAAGTAATAATTGTCAAACATTTATTTATACAATTCTTAAAGTAAATAATCTTTTAACTCCAGATAATGAAAACTTTATTGTCCAACGAACAAGAGATATATTTAAAAATGATAATTTACGAAAATTAACAAACACTATAACAGATATAGCAGGGCGCTTTGATGTAATAAAACAAGGTGGAACTGAAAAATTGTCTCAAAAGAATGGTATTACTGATAACAAGATTAAACAGATTTTAGGAGACAACTTGAAAGGAATTTATATGAAAGATGAAATTCCAAATAAATTAAAAAATGGTTGGTATATAGTTAATTTAGATGATTCTTCAGATCCAAGAAATGGAACACATTGGTGTTCTTTCAAAATAGTAAAAAATGAAATGTTTTATTATGATCCCATTGGAATTATTCCTCCAATTGAAGTTTTAGAAAAATGTAAAAAATGTTTTTATAATAACAAACAAATACAAGACAGAGATTCTACCGCTTGCGGGTGGTTTTGTATTGCAATAATATTATTTGACAAAAAATACAAAAATGTAAATAAATTTATAAATTATTTTAGTAATAATCCAAAAGAAAATGATAAAAGATTATTTTATTTACTGGAAAGTTTAGGATGTTAAATATTATTTTCTGTGATAAATGTATAATAATATACAATGAGTGATAATTACGAATTCGAAAAGAGTCATGTTCCGCAAGGAGTAAATTATGAAACTCCTTATGTAAGTTCAAATTATAATTATGTTCCAGATATAAATGGCGGCGTTTATCAGAATGGCGGCGGATTATCTCTCATAACTTTCGATCTGACAAGTATTTACAATTCTCAATCATTAATAGATCCTGCAAAATGTTTTATTGAATTACCAATTGTACTCGCTTCTGCCCTTGTTTCAAGTACAACCGCTGGAACATTAGTAGCTCCAGTTGCAAATTATGGATGGTCCTATGCAGGTTTAAAAGCAGGATATTACCAATTAATTCATCAGGCTGATATTACCATTAATGGAAAAATAATAGAACAGACACAACCATTTTTAAATATTTACACACACGTTAAAATGATGTCTCAGATGAGTCAAGATGACCTTCGTTCATTTGGTTCATCAATTGGACTAGGAACTGTTTTAGATAATTGGCAATCTTTAAAATTTTCTTCTTATTCAAATCAGGGTGCAACGACTGCTGGAACAACATATCCTCCAACTGTTTCTACAGGAGTTTTTACAGGATTAGTAGGTGGAAATGGATTCTCCAATAATCAACCATTTCCAGTTGCGGGAAGTTCGACTATTACCCCAGATGCCGGAGACCAACCAAATTATGGTATTCAGTTTTCGAACACATATAACCAAGGATATTATTCTCGTCTTATCACTGTTGTCGATACATCTGTTGCAACAAATTCAACTATTACAAATGGTTTTTTTGGAACAAATGGAGGCACTGGGTCAAGCGTTAATAACGTTATGACTGCAACACAATTAGTTAATGAATTTAAAAATTATTATACTATTGCAAATTCAAATTATGCCGTCTCTTACTACACTGCAACTATTCGTATGTGTGATATTTTTGATTCTTTCAAAAATCTTCCATTAGCAAAACGTATCGATGGAACATTGAGAATATACGTTAATACCGGTTCTGTTGGTTCATTTATGCAAACCGCCTCAACTTCTAACAATATGATCACATCATTATCTACCAATACATTTACTGGAACGTGTCCTCTCATACAGTCTTGTTTGCAACAAACTGGGTACGGTTCTACAGTAATTGGAATTGTAAGCGGTATTGGTATTCAAAAAGCCCCAATTTGCAATATTTTCGGTGGGGTAAATTTAGCAAATAGTAATGCGAGTCATCCGATGCCAAGTTGCAGATTTTATTTTCCGCAAGTTATTGTAAAACCCGAATTACTAATTCCTTACATTGAAAATAATAGAGCAAAGAAAGTATGTTATACTTCTTGGTTATTTAATCAATACAACGGTATTACAAGTGGTTCTACTTTCTCAAATTTAATACAATCTGGAATAAGAGCCTGTCGTGGAATTTGGATAATTCCGTTCCAGTCTTCTACTACTAATGGAGCAGTTAATACGACTGTACTTTCCACTGCAAATACCGTCTCAACATTTGCGCAATATTTATCGCCACTCGATACATCCCCGGCGACAAATGGACCTTTTTCAATTATAAATCTTATGGTATCTCTCGGGGGGCAGAATATATTAAATAATGTTCTTTCATTTACTTTTGAAAACTTTTTAGAACAAGTGTCAATGTATGAAAAACTATGCGGATCAGATCTTGGTCTATCTAACGGCTTGTTTAATGAAACAATGTGGTCTCATGCAATGAGATGGTATTACGTGGATACAAGTAGAAGTACATTGAGTGATTTATTAACCACAAAACAATTAAATGTTTCGTTTCAAAACAATACTAACTGTACTTGCGACTATATGTTTTTCATTGAAAAATTTTCGAGTCTAGTGATCGACGTTGAGAGCGGTCAAATCAGTTCTATGGAGTAAAAAATTGATTAAAAATATTACATTTATACAAAAAAAAAGATATTGTAAATTATAAATAAAAGGTTGGGGGGTTGGAGGTTGGGGGTTGGGTTTAATCTTGCCCGTATGTAAGGGAATTTTTAGGAAAGTTGAATATTTGGAAATTTCCAAATTTCCATCTTTTTTTGTATATACTACAGACCCCTTTTTACAAACCCCCAACCTCCAACCCCCAACCTTTCCAAATATACAAAAAAAATAAATTATCTTAAATAATAAAGTGTTAGAGTGTTAAAGTTTAAATTTAAATTCAAAAATTTAAATTTAAATTCAAAAACGAAAATTCAAATTTAAATTCAAAAACAAAATTTTAAATTCAAATTCAATAACAAAATTTAAATTTAAATTTAAATTTAAATTCAGAAGAGTGTGAGAGTATTAGAGTGTTATAAAATATACGTATATACGTATATTTTATAACACTCTAATACTCTCACACTCTTCTGAATTTAAATTTAAATTTAAATTTAAATTTTGTTATTGAATTTGAATTTAAAATTTTGTTTTTGAATTTAAATTTGAATTTTCGTTTTTGAATTTAAATTTAAATTTTTGAATTTAAATTTAAACTTTAACACTCTAACACTTTATTATTTAAGATAATTTATTTTTTTTGTATATTTGGAAAGGTTGGGGGTTGGAGGTTGGGGGTTTGTAAAAAGGGGTCTGTAGTATATACAAAAAAAGATGGAAATTTGGAAATTTCCAAATATTCAACTTTCCTAAAAATTCCCTTACATACGGGCAAGATTAAACCCAACCCCCAACCTCCAACCCCCCAACCTTTTATTTATAATTTACAATATCTTTTTTTTTGTATAAATGTAATATTTTTAATCAATTTTTTACTCCATAGAACTGATTTGACCGCTCTCAACGTCGATCACTAGACTCGAAAATTTTTCAATGAAAAACATATAGTCGCAAGTACAGTTAGTATTGTTTTGAAACGAAACATTTAATTGTTTTGTGGTTAATAAATCACTCAATGTACTTCTACTTGTATCCACGTAATACCATCTCATTGCATGAGACCACATTGTTTCATTAAACAAGCCGTTAGATAGACCAAGATCTGATCCGCATAGTTTTTCATACATTGACACTTGTTCTAAAAAGTTTTCAAAAGTAAATGAAAGAACATTATTTAATATATTCTGCCCCCCGAGAGATACCATAAGATTTATAATTGAAAAAGGTCCATTTGTCGCCGGGGATGTATCGAGTGGCGATAAATATTGCGCAAATGTTGAGACGGTATTTGCAGTGGAAAGTACAGTCGTATTAACTGCTCCATTAGTAGTAGAAGACTGGAACGGAATTATCCAAATTCCACGACAGGCTCTTATTCCAGATTGTATTAAATTTGAGAAAGTAGAACCACTTGTAATACCGTTGTATTGATTAAATAACCAAGAAGTATAACATACTTTCTTTGCTCTATTATTTTCAATGTAAGGAATTAGTAATTCGGGTTTTACAATAACTTGCGGAAAATAAAATCTGCAACTTGGCATCGGATGACTCGCATTACTATTTGCTAAATTTACCCCACCGAAAATATTGCAAATTGGGGCTTTTTGAATACCAATACCGCTTACAATTCCAATTACTGTAGAACCGTACCCAGTTTGTTGCAAACAAGACTGTATGAGAGGACACGTTCCAGTAAATGTATTGGTAGATAATGATGTGATCATATTGTTAGAAGTTGAGGCGGTTTGCATAAATGAACCAACAGAACCGGTATTAACGTATATTCTCAATGTTCCATCGATACGTTTTGCTAATGGAAGATTTTTGAAAGAATCAAAAATATCACACATACGAATAGTTGCAGTGTAGTAAGAGACGGCATAATTTGAATTTGCAATAGTATAATAATTTTTAAATTCATTAACTAATTGTGTTGCAGTCATAACGTTATTAACGCTTGACCCAGTGCCTCCATTTGTTCCAAAAAAACCATTTGTAATAGTTGAATTTGTTGCAACAGATGTATCGACAACAGTGATAAGACGAGAATAATATCCTTGGTTATATGTGTTCGAAAACTGAATACCATAATTTGGTTGGTCTCCGGCATCTGGGGTAATAGTCGAACTTCCCGCAACTGGAAATGGTTGATTATTGGAGAATCCATTTCCACCTACTAATCCTGTAAAAACTCCTGTAGAAACAGTTGGAGGATATGTTGTTCCAGCAGTCGTTGCACCCTGATTTGAATAAGAAGAAAATTTTAAAGATTGCCAATTATCTAAAACAGTTCCTAGTCCAATTGATGAACCAAATGAACGAAGGTCATCTTGACTCATCTGAGACATCATTTTAACGTGTGTGTAAATATTTAAAAATGGTTGTGTCTGTTCTATTATTTTTCCATTAATGGTAATATCAGCCTGATGAATTAATTGGTAATATCCTGCTTTTAAACCTGCATAGGACCATCCATAATTTGCAACTGGAGCTACTAATGTTCCAGCGGTTGTACTTGAAACAAGGGCAGAAGCGAGTACAATTGGTAATTCAATAAAACATTTTGCAGGATCTATTAATGATTGAGAATTGTAAATACTTGTCAGATCGAAAGTTATGAGAGATAATCCGCCGCCATTCTGATAAACGCCGCCATTTATATCTGGAACATAATTATAATTTGAACTTACATAAGGAGTTTCATAATTTACTCCTTGCGGAACATGACTCTTTTCGAATTCGTAATTATCACTCATTGTATATTATTATACATTTATCACAGAAAATAATATTTAACATCCTAAACTTTCCAGTAAATAAAATAATCTTTTATCATTTTCTTTTGGATTATTACTAAAATAATTTATAAATTTATTTACATTTTTGTATTTTTTGTCAAATAATATTATTGCAATACAAAACCACCCGCAAGCGGTAGAATCTCTGTCTTGTATTTGTTTGTTATTATAAAAACATTTTTTACATTTTTCTAAAACTTCAATTGGAGGAATAATTCCAATGGGATCATAATAAAACATTTCATTTTTTACTATTTTGAAAGAACACCAATGTGTTCCATTTCTTGGATCTGAAGAATCATCTAAATTAACTATATACCAACCATTTTTTAATTTATTTGGAATTTCATCTTTCATATAAATTCCTTTCAAGTTGTCTCCTAAAATCTGTTTAATCTTGTTATCAGTAATACCATTCTTTTGAGACAATTTTTCAGTTCCACCTTGTTTTATTACATCAAAGCGCCCTGCTATATCTGTTATAGTGTTTGTTAATTTTCGTAAATTATCATTTTTAAATATATCTCTTGTTCGTTGGACAATAAAGTTTTCATTATCTGGAGTTAAAAGATTATTTACTTTAAGAATTGTATAAATAAATGTTTGACAATTATTACTTCCTGCTTGATATGTAAAGAAATTATTTCCCATTGCTTCTTTGGTTTTATTTAAAAGAATATCAATTGTTAAATGTGATGTTGGTGAAATTATATCTTTTGTTTCAGTTCCTTGTTTATATCCTCTAAACAAATCCATATTAATTACTTCATTCTTTTCTAAAATTAATTGCTGTCCTGTTTGAAGTTCTATTTTTAAAAACAAATGAAATAATTTATCGTAGCTTATATTTGATACTATTTTTGCAATATATGTAATTTCTCTCAAAGGATTTCTACAAATAATAATATGTTTTATTGGTGTGCGACCGAATTGATTCAACAATGCTTTTACTTTTGGACTGTATTCATTCCTTCCATATATTATTTTTTGAAAGAAATTCATTTTATATATTATATATTGCTTTAATAAGATTAAGATGTATTAAGATTAAGATTAAGATTATTAAGATTAAAATTAAGACAATTAAGATATATTAAGATCATTTTTAAGATAATTAAGATATTTAAGATAATTGTCTTAAATTTAAGATTAAGACATCTTAAAATTAAGATAAATTACTTTTAAAAAAACATACTTTTACAATGTTTAGAAGTTCAGATTTATACTTTTACATTTTTTAAAAATCAAAATTTATTTTTTTTTCAAAAGATTTCGGATTTAAAAATCCTGTAAAGTTTTGTCTAAACATTTTATCACGGTCGCCATTTAAATCAATCATAAAAAAATTTGGTTTTGTTTCAGTCGCATAAAGATACATCTTTTTAACAATTTCTTTCGGGACATCGGAAATATTATGTGTTTTCAAAATATTATTCAAAGTATTATTATCATTTAATCTAAAAATCATATAAATATGAATATTACGTCTTATTTGTAAAGGGATTTCTGGAAAGTTTTGAGCCAGAAAGAAACAAGTAAATCCATACTTACGAGCTGAACAAGACCATTTCTCAATCTTTTTCATATTTTTCTTATCTGTATTTTGAAAATCATCAAATACAAATAATTTTTCTGTTTTCTTATCTTCATCATTAAACTCTGTTAATTCGGGCAATTCTTCGGCTTTATCTATAACTTGTATTCCATCCATATTTTGTTGCAAAAGTCTTAAAAGTGGTTCATCGGCAGTTGAACCTGTGTAATAATATACTTTATAAAAAGCATTGTTTTTTCTTGATAAAAATTCTACAACGGCTGTTGTTTTCCCGCTACCCGTCTGTCCAATTACTCCAATCATTTGACAAGGCTTTATGTAATGTCTGTTAAAATTTTTGTCGTTTTTTATTTTGTTTGCTAAACCATCTTTTTCTGCAATTGCATACCAATTTTTTATTTTGTCTGCCATTTTATAATATGCAGATATTTATGCTATTCTTATAAAACTTGCGGTAAATCCTGTTATACTACTTGTCCCAAACGATGATCCTGTTGCAAATACAATATAATAAGTTGTTGTTGCTGTATTTGATAAATAGTAATTGTATTGTATCGATTGTACTTGAGTTGTCGAAAGAACGGGCAATATTTGTTGTGTATAATTGTTTGCTGTTAATGTATTATTTGCTGTTGAAAGACCTAATCTTATATTTGTAATTGCCGTTGTTATAAATGTTCCAATAGCGTATCCCTGAATCAAATATACACCAATGGGTAATGAAGTAAATGTGATAGCATAATAACTGCTTGAAGCTGGGGTAAATGGTAAAGTAGTGTATGTTCCTGTGGTTGTGTATCCTGTTGATATATTTGTTAATGTTGGAATTGCTGTATAGCTTAAATCGTATTTTGGAGATTGTATGCTGTTATTTGAGTGTATAATTCCACTCACATCGAGGTTATAAATTGGAGTTATTGTATTTATTCCAACTTGATTAGAATTATTAAAAAACATGGTATTCACGAAGCTACTATTTCGTATGTTGAATCCTGATGCTCCATATGACAAATAGGTTATATTATCACTGAAGCACGGACTGAAAACTTGAATGACGGAATTTGCTGTATTTTTTCCATATATTATTCCTGAATTTGGCATTCGCAAATTAGAATTAGTTTGTATTTCCCCAGATACATCTAATGTATATGATGGGGTAGTTGTTCCTATTCCAACTTGGCGAGATGTATTAAAAAACATAACATTGTTATAAGTTGAATTTGTTATATTTAAACCATTTGTTGCATACGATAAATATGTTATATTATCATTCCAACAAGGAAAAAATATGTCAAGAAATACCCCATTTGTCGCTTTTGCGGATATTTTTCCAGTATTTGGTAAATATAAATTAGTTGATTGAATAGTCCCATTTACATCTAATGGGTATGCTGGAGTCGTTGTTGCAACACCTATTCGGTTTGTTAATATGCTACTGTTATTATGAATAATTCCACTTACATCTAATGTATATGAAGGTGTAGTTGTTGCTATTCCACACGATCCATCGATATATAAATTATAAGTTGCATGTATATTGCCCCAACAATCAAAATCGTATGCTGGTATTGTGGTATTTACACCAATTTTTTGAGCGTATAAATTACACCCTGAACAAAGTATGTCATTATGTGCTATTACATTTCCATTTAAATTAGCGATACCATTCATTAGTAAATTATTTGTAGTTGTATTTCCAGTTATTGTCATATTTCCATTTAAATTAGCGATGCCATTCATTAGTAAATTATTTGTGGTTGTATTTCCAGTTATTGTCATATTTCCATTTAAATTAGCGTTGCCATTTATTTGTAAATTATTTGTGGTTGTATTTCCAGTTGTTGTTATATTTCCATTTAAATTAGCGTTGCCATTTATTTGTAAATTATTTGTGGTTGTATTTCCGTTTGTTATAATATCTCCTGTTGTAATTCCATTTACAAATATTGATTTTCCACTTACAGTCAGATTACCATACATTGTTGAATCACCTGAATCGACGACTACATTCCCAGATGGATTTCCACTGCTGTCATAAGTATTATATTTCGGCTGAACTACAAATTTACCATATATCGAACTTTTTGTAAGTATATTCATGGAAAGGTCAGTCGTCCAAGTTTGAAGAACCAAAGAAATATTCGTGATGGCGACTGCCTGATTTGAACTCCCCGCAGAACCTCCATTGAAAGAAATGGATAAACTTCCCGTTGTTATTGGGACTTGACACGTAAATGTTGTCCATGTCGTCGTAGTATTCAAATAAGACACTGTACTGATAACAGTAGAAGCGGTATTAGAAATCAAATTAATATATAATGCCCCGGATGAATATTTTGAAGATGTTGCATAATTGAATGTTAGCGTGTATAAACCTGGTGTAGCACCTGTAAGCGATTGTGTGATTGCAGCGTTTGGAGCCAGTCCAAGTAATGCTATATATTGATTTGATGTAGTGGGAAAGCCATAGGTTGTAGTCCCTTTTATTAAAACCACTTGAGAAGAAGGAGTCCATCCCTGAAGTTGTCCCGTAGTCATTGAAGTGCTTAATAAAAAAGTATTGGTTGATAAAGCGGGATAGGCAAATGTTCCATTGATGATTATGTTTGGAGACACTGGCGGGGCTGGCGGGTTAGGCGGAGTTAATGGAAGCACGTATGTCATAGAAATATTCGTGATTCCAATAAAAGGGTCTGTTCCATCGTCGTACCCTTGCAAGAGAAGAATATAAGAACCAGTGGATGAAATACTAAAATTATTCGCATATACGGTATTCCAGTCGTTATTCAATGGTACAGTTGTTATTGTATCAACTTGAGATCCATTAAATAATATTTTTAAATTATTCAAATTTGAACCTTGATTCACGGCATATTGAAAACTCAAAGCGTAAATTCCAGTTTGTGTTATAGATATTCCAGTTTTTTTTATTCCGCCACTTCTTTCAATTGATAGAAATTGATTTTTCGATGAGACGTTTGTGCAGTCTGGATAATAAAAATTCGAGCCAATAAATGCTAATCCAGTTCCATTTATCAATACTTCATATCCATTCACATTTTCTGTTGATGTCCAAATGAACTGTGATAACTGGATTGTTGTAAAATTTTGCACATATTTTAAGTCATTTGTATTTAACAGTGGTGCTGAAAAGTCAGCATTTGATAACAAATTTGACATTTCTATAATTTCAAAATATATTATTATCTTGTTGAAAAGACCTGATTTATGGGACAGTTCATATTAAAAAATTTATACACACCAGTGTTGTTATTTACAACTACAGAGCCGTTTAAATTGATGAGTGGAGAATTTGCTGTCAAAACAGAATTTGATGTTATATAAGTCGTTGATAATGCACGACTAACTGTCAAATTACCACCTATTGTAGAATCGTTTGATATCGTAAGGTTATTATTAACTGTTAAATTACCACCTATTGTAGAATCGGTTGTGGTTGTGATTGATCTTGCATTTATACTCCCTGAAAACGTGGTGTTCGTGGCTACACTGGTTGGATTTGTTCCAACCCTCTGTATGAAATTATTTGTTGAATATGTCAAAGAAACTCCTGACGGGGCTGTGAAGAATGCCGGATTATAATTTATACCAGAAAAATATGGTTGATTCGGCGTTGGTGCTTGACTCATTTTTTTTTATTTAGTAATATTATATCATGTCATATAATTTCGTGTTAAATGCCTCAAACAATGTCAGTATTTATAATAATACTTTTAAATATAACTTCATTAACGGACAATTCGATATTCCTGAAGGGAGTGAAATGTGTATAAATACGCTGGTTATTCCTTATTCGTGGTATAATATTTCTTCTTTTCTTGGAAATAATACATTTTATTGGACTTATCCAATGCCAACTGCTTCTATGACAATCACCGCTTCGAATAGCACGTCCATTACTGTTTCGGGAATTGGGAGTACGCAAAATTTAGCTGTAGGTTCTATTATTACGTGTTCTTCTAATCCAACTTCCACATCTCCGAATGGGTTGATTTATATTACTGCATTAGGAACTGGAACCGGTGGAAATGGTACTTATACTATAAACCAAGCGGCGACATACAGTTCTGCTTCCGCAACTTCTACTGGCGTTGTTCGAACAATAACATTAACGGACGGGTTTTATCAATTAAGTGATATCAACAATGCATTATGGTCCGATATGAAAACTGCGAAGATTTATTACTATAACACTAATCCAAATGTTATTTCTGGTTTTACTGCTGGAACTGAATCATCAAATATTATTTATCCTATTTCATTTTCTGTCAATCCAAATGCCTACAATAATGTTATTACATTTCAATATATTCCGACAGTGAGTAGCGATGTTCCTCTTTTATTTGGAACAAATACTTCATATCAAAATGCACAATATCCTGCAACAACTTCAACTTGTCAAATTATTATTCCTACGGGGGTTACTAATATTACCACAAATAACATCGGTAATTTATTAGGCTTCACTTCAGGGGCTTATCCTTCGACGCAAACCACAAAAACATACACTGCACCCGCTACGTTGGCAAACTCCTATCCCCCACCCTCAATTGGTGGAAATTCATTAACTGCATATTCACCACCTTTTCCGGCAATAGGTTCGTATGTAAATGGTATTGTTATTCGATGTAATTTAGTGGATAATGCTATTTCTTCTGTAAATGATATATTAGATTCTACAACAATTAACACAAATTTCGGTTCAAATATTCTATATCAGCCGGTGTCTGATAATTGGGTAAAAATAAAAAAAGGAACATATAGTTCTCTCACAATAACATTTAGCGACCAAAATTTTAATACTTTATATATGAATGACCCTAATATATTATTATCTCTTTTAATTCGATTTCCACAAAAAAAAGTTTAGTTTTTATATAGAATAAAATGCCTTTTTATAATTTAGTTTTAAATAATACGAATGTTGTAGGAAATTATAATACAGAATTAGTTTATCAATTTATAAGTGGAACGTTTCATATTCCCGAGAACTCACGCATGTGTCTCTCTTCTTTAACAATTCCATATAGTTGGTTTAATATAAATTCTGCATTGTACAATAATGCGTCTTTCAGTTATATTTGGTATTATGGAAATGGAACTGCAAAAACATACAATGTCGTTATTCCAAACGGTTTTTATCAGTTGGCTGATATTCAACAATTTTTAGAACTTTATATGATTTCTCAAAATCAATATTTTACTAATACAACAACGGGACAAAATTTATATTATATTTCCTTATCAACGAATTCAACATATTACGCTATACAACTAATTTGTAGTCCAATACCGTCTGCTGTTCCAACTGGTTATACCGCTCCATCTGCTGGATTTAATTATAACAATTCAACAAACTATGGATATGCAAATGCTGGATATAATTATACACCTCGAGTTATAATAGCATCAAATAATAATTTTGGTTCGTTAATTGGATATTCTGCTGGAACATATCCATCTGCAACGACACAAGCAACCAATAACAGTTTAGGAACTTTGACACCAAATTTAACACCAGTTAATTCATTAATTTTATTATGTAATTTAGTAAAAAACGATGTCTCGAGTCAAAGTAATATTTTCACATCTGTTCCAATATCAAACACTTCATTCGGTTCGAATATAAGTTATTCACCGAATTTTCAAAACTGGGTATCTATTTCATCAGGGTCGTATAGTAGTTTTACAATTTCTATTTTAGACCAAAATTTCAATTATGTTGAAGCAAAGGACGCGAATATGTTGCTTACAATTACAATGGAAGTTCCAGAAAAACCAAAATTTACACCTCCACCAATTGAAAAGAAAATATTTTCTGCTTCTAATTTATATAACCAATAAAATGAGAAAAAATATTCAAATTGTGCATCAACGCCATATTCATAAAAAACATATTCACAAATACATTAATCACCGTGGAGTAATGACATTAAATCATATTATGGGTCGTCATCACTCTCACGGAACAGGCAGTCATAGCCGTTCAAATTATATTCATTCTGGCGGGTCTATAAAACATAAACATACTCATCACAAAAGACCTCTTCATTTTAAAACTCTGTTCTAAATCTTTTTTAAAAATATATTTTTTTATATAATTAAATATATTTTT